AATTCTTGGCAGATGGCAACGAAGATCCAGCATTGCAGGCTGCACAGCAACAAATTCAGGCCATGGGCCAAGAGATGGAGCAGATGCACCAGATGATTACCAATGTCGGCAAGTCTATTGAGATGCAGGACATGGAGCGCAAGGATTTTGAGGCTCAGGTTAAGGCTTACGACGCAGAAACTAAGCGTTTGTCCGCCGTGCAGGCTTCTATGTCGCCAGAACAGATTCAAGATATTGTCATGGGCACTGTTCACGGCATGATTACATCTGGCGATCTAGTGGGCGAGATGCCTGGCCGCGAACCTAATGAAATGATGCCTGAAAGTGCTGAATATGCACAGCCTGAACAGCAAATGATGCCGCCTGACCAACAAATGGGGATGCCACAATGAAAGCCGCAGAATTTATAGGAATTTTGTTCCTAGCCCGTGATGTAACGCACAGTGTTCACTTGAACACCCGCAGTTACAGCAAACATGTGGCGCTCAACATCTTTTATGACCGCATCATCGGCGCGGCTGACGACTTTGCTGAAACTTACCAAGGCCGTTATGGTTTAATTGGCCCAATTACCTTGCATTCAGCCAAGAAAACATCCAATATCATTGAATTTTTGCAAGATTCGCTTGCTGAAATTGAGGCCGCAAGATACGATGTATGTGATAAAACCGATACATCGCTGCAACAATTGATAGATAATATCGTTGAGATATATCTGCGAACTTTATACAAATTGAAATTCTTGGCGTAAGGATCATCATGGAACTTTTAAACCCACTGTCAAAAGCCGACTTTCCCGGTCGTACTGCTTCTTACACCGGCACGGCTGCCAACACTGCTGATTGGAACCCCGGCCCTGAAGGCGTGGTGATTTGGTCAACAACAGCTTGTTATGTAGAAATTGGCCCCGGTGCTGTAGCCACTACTGCCAGCACGCCAATTCCTGCACTTACACCGATCCCGTTTTATCTGCCTATGGGAACCGGCGCTCCTTTCCGCGTGAGCGCCATCCGTATTGCGGATGACGGCGTGGTGTACTGCAAACCTATTAACAAGCAATGAGCTTTGGTGTCGCCCTCCGCAACGCACTAGGCATCGGCCTTGGCGGCGTTGCCACGCTGTTTACCGGCACGCGCGGTGGCTCAACGCCGCCTGCTACAAACAATTTGCTGTGCGAAAATGGTGACAATCTCGTCCAAGAGGACGGTGGCTTGATTCTTTTGGAGTGACCTAAATGGCCGTATTTCTCTCCCCTGTGGGCGGCGTTGCGGCCCAGTTTTTTACTAATACCGGCGCAGTCCTGACTGGCGGTAAGTTGTACACTTATGCGGCGGGTACAACAACCCCTTTAGCTAGTTATACAACTAATTCAGGAAATGTTGCCCGCACTAATCCTATTGTTTTGGATGCTGCTGGGCGCGTGCCTGATAGCGGCGAAATTTGGATCTCTCCAGTCTCATACAAGTTTGTTTTAAAAGATACAAATGATGTATTGATTGCGACATACGACAATATTTTTGGCTCTGGCGCGTTTGCGGTAACAAACTACACAGGAAACGGGTCAACTGTTGGGTATTCAATTTCAGGAAATGTAGTCGCTGTTTACATTAACGGCGTATATCAAAATAGAAATACATATTCTGTGTCAGGCAGCACTTTAACATTTACTCAAGCACCCCCTCTTACATCTCTTATTGAGATTTTATACAACTGATAAGGAATCATCATGGCTGATAAAAAAATCTCCGCACTAACTAGCGCAAGTACACCACTTGCTGGCACAGAGGTATTGCCAATTGTTCAATCAGGTGCAACTGTTAAGGTTGCTGTATCTGATTTGACAGCGGGCCGAGCAATTAGCGCTACTCAACTTACTTTGACTACTGGTAATGTTATTGTTGCAAATGGTCAAGGCGTTGATTTTTCTGCTACACCAGGTACAGGAACAAGCGAGTTGTTAGCTGACTATGAAACGGGTACTTGGACTCCAGCAATTGCTTTTGGAGGTGGTACTACTGGAATTACTTATTCAACTGGAAATTTTGCTAATACTGGGTATTATACAAAAGTAGGTAATGTTGTTACATTGGTTGGTGGACTTACTTTAACAAGTAAAGGTTCTTCAACTGGAGTAGCAACAATTACTGGTTTGCCATTTGCAACTAAATCAGGGCCACCATATTTAGGGCCAGAAGCAAGCGGTATTGTTTCAAATTCTGGCGGGTTAACTACACTGACAGGTATTTTTCTATTTGCAGACCATACTGCTTCAACATTGTCATTATATACAGGCGCAAATGTGGCTTTTACTGATGCTCAATTTACAAATAGTACGACACTGTATGGTATTTCTATTACATATATTACTAATTAACATTAAGAAAATATGTCACTTACAAAAGTTTCCTATTCGATGATTGCTGGCGCGCCAATCAATGTGATTGATTATGGCGCTAAAGGTGATGGCGTGACAAATGACACCGCAGCTATTCAAGCAGCTGTAAATGCTGGTGGAACAATTTATTTTCCTGATGGAACTTATGAAATCACCCATGTTGACTTGTCAAGCAACACACAGTTAATTGGTGAAAGTTGGAACACCATTATTCATCAAATTGCAGGGACTCAGCCTAGACCTGGCAGTGTTGATGGTATGTTCACCATGAACTACACCAACAACGCAACACCTACAAGAAATGTAGCGTTCAAAGATTTGCAGTTCAGAATGAATACCCCCGTGGGGGCGTATACTCCCGCAGATGAACAATCTCACATAATTCTTGGTGGTCACACTGAGAATATAATTATTGACAATTGTTTCTTTTATGGCTGGCGTGGGGACGCTGTGTTTCTTGGCGCTCAAATGTCAGGCGTTGGCGTTCCTCCAAACTATGTAGCCCAAAATAGTAGTATTACAAATTGCCGATTTGATGGCATCAACAACACTTGTAGACAAGGTATTACTGGCGGCTCTGTTGATGGTCTTTACATTAACGCCAACTATTTTGTAAATACAACTAATGCAACGATGCCAGGCGCTATTGATATTGAACCTGAACTGCCTCTTGCATACGCAAGAACAATTACAGTAACGAACAACATCTTTGTTGGCATTGGCCCTGTTGGTGCAAGGCGTAGAGCGGTTGTCGTTGATCTTGGTGGTCAAAGTGTTAGTGCTGTTGACCGCCGTGGAAATATCACGGTCAATGACAACTACATGAACACAACCAATGGCGTTATTGTGATTGGCAATAAAGAATGTTCGGACGTTAACTTCAACAGCAACTGGGTATTTGGTACAACAGCCACAATGGTTTGGACAAACATCAATGGCTTGTCTGTTTGCAACAACTATTTTGAATCTTGTGAAACAATCTTGATTGGTTTTACAACAGCAGGGGCCGAAGTTAAAAACGCATCAATTTACGGCAACACGTTTGATACTTGCGGTACTGCGTCTGCTGGCCTTCAAGTCAGCACGCTGCTGAACGGGTCAATTTCTGACAACCAATTTATTGATTGCGGTGGTTCTACTGGCGTTGCTATTCAGTTTGCTGGTGGCGGTACTCAATACGGCATTACAGTTCACGACAACGTGTTTACCGCACCAACTGGTGTAACAACCACTGCATTAAATAGTGCTGGAACGCAAGATGTTGAATCTATATTTCACGACAATGTTTTTAAGAACAACATTGCGCCAGGCAATTGGAAAAATGGTTTTTACCTAAATGGCGCAGGAATGATTAGTAGCACAACAGTTTCATTTGCTGCTAATGGCGATACTGTTCTTTATACTGTGCCACCAAATAAAAAGCTAGTTTTGACTAAGGCTCTTGTGCTTGCTGGTGCTGATGCGGGCGCAACCACAACCATTAGCATCGGGCAAAATACTTCAACAACCGATTTTGTTCCCGCAAATACTTTGAGCAATTTGGATACAAATAACGATGTTGTGATTGTGCAGCCTATTCCAAACACTACACCATTGAAAAATAAAGTGTATGCGGCTAATTCAATCATTAGTTGCACAGTAGCTACCGCATCTGGTGGTGCAACAAACACCGTGCAGTTATACGGTACTTTAATTTAACCCGTACCAGTTCGGACAACTGGAAATCTTAATGCCTAACTGGATGGTTAGGTTGGAAACAAGGAAATATCATGTTAGAAAAAATTGTATCTGTCGATCTAATTGAAGTCATTGAAAACGGCTCAATTCAAGTTCGCACCAAAACCGCTATTCTTGAAGATGGCAAAGCAATCAGCAGCCAGTTCCACCGCCATGTGGTTGTGCCTGGTGCTGACTACAGTGCTGAAGATGCCAAAGTGCAAGCGATTGCCGCATCTATTCACACTGCTGAAGTAATTGCTGCTTATGTTGCAGCACAACAAGTTGCACAACCAGTGTAATCTGGTGTAAGATTAAAACAACTGTATCGGCCCAGTAGACCGAGGAATCTTAGGATTCAGAAAAAATGACTCAAGAAGTCCAAGCCCTAGCGGAAGTAGACTCCGCGCCAACCACGGATGTGACGGCCACACCTGAAGTTGTTGAAAGTACGCCGGAAGTAGCTGAAACACAGCCAACCAAGACATTCTCGCAAGAGGAACTTGATGCTGCCATCGGCAAACGCCTCGCAAGAGAGCAACGTAAGTGGGAAAGAGAACAAGCTAATCGGTCTGCGGAAACGCAAATCGTAAAAGCAGCTCCGTCAGCATCCGTTGACCAGTTTGAAAGCCCTGAAGCCTATGCGGAAGCATTGGCGTATCAGAAAGCTGAAGAACTGATCGCTAAACGTGAAGCGGCAAAGCAGCAGTCGCAAGTTCTTGAGAGTTATCACGACTTGGAAGAAGAAGCTAGGACTAAGTATGACGACTTTGAACAAGTCGCCTACAACCCTAAACTTCCGATCACAAACGTGATGGCAGAAACGATCCAGTCTTCGGATGTCGGGCCTGAGTTAGCGTACTACCTTGGCTCAAATCCTAAAGAAGCAGATCGCATCTCACGCATGTCGCCCTTGAGTCAGGCGAAAGAAATTGGAAAAATTGAAGCCAAATTGGTTTCATCACCTCCAATTAAGAAAACAACATCTGCGCCAGCGCCGATTTCACCTGTTACCGCACGCTCCGCTGGAGTGTCGGCTTATGACACTACTGATCCGAGGTCTACCAAGACCATGACGGATTCGCAGTGGATTGAGGCCGAGCGCAAACGACAAGTGAAAAAGTGGGAAGCGCAGAACCGCTAAAACTTTGACTTTTTAAAAGGAATTTATCATGTCTAACAGTATTTTGACCATTGACATGATCACCCGTAAGGCTCTCGAAATTCTTGAGAACAACCTGGTGATCACCCGTAACGTGAACCGTCAGTACGACGACAGCTTCGCTGTTGAAGGTGCTAAGATTGGTTCAACCCTCCGTATCCGTTTACCTGACCGCGCTTTGGTAACTGACGGCGCCGCCTTGCAAGTTCAAGACGACAACGAGCAGTTCACCACTTTGACCGTTGCCAGCCAAAAGCACATCGGTGTCAACTTCACATCTGCTGAATTGACCATGCAATTGGATGACTTCGCTGAGCGTGTGTTGAAGCCTCGTATCAGCCAGTTGGCATCTTCTATTGATGCTGACGTTGCCAATGCTTATTTGAACATTGGTAACACTGTTGGTACACCTGGCACCACTCCTTCTACTTCTTTGGTCTTGTTGCAAGCCCAGCAGAAACTGAACGAGAACGCAGCCGTGATGTCCCCACGTTACGCTACCGTGAACCCTGCTGCTAACGCTGGTTTGGTTGAAGGCATGAAAGGTCTGTTCAATCCTACAGACACTATCAGCAAGCAATTCAAGAACGGCATGATGGGCACTGGTGTGTTGGGCTTTGACGAGATCAACATGTCTCAGTCTATCAAGCAGTTCACAACTGGCTCACGTACCTCTACTGGCGGCACTTTGTCTGCTTCTGTGACTGCACAAGGCGCAACCGTGATTGCTATCACCGGCGCTGGCGCTGCTGGTACTGTGAAGATTGGCGACGTGTTCACCGTGGCTGGCTGCTATGCTGTCAACCCACAGACACGTGAGTCTACCGGTTCTTTGTTCCAGTTCGTTGCTGCCGCAAACGTGACTTTGGACGGCTCCGGCGCTGGTAACATCACTGTTGCTCCTATCTACACTTCTGCTAACGCTTTGGCCACCGTGGACAGCTTCCCTGCTTCCGGCGCTGCTGTCGTGTTCGTTGGTGCAGCTTCTAGCCAGTACGCACAGAACTTGGTTTACCACAAAGATGCGATCACTTTTGCGACCGCTGACTTGTTGTTGCCCCAAGGTGTTGACATGGCCGCCCGTGCTGTTCACAACGGTATCAGCTTGCGTGTCGTGCGCCAGTATGATATTAACAATGACCGTATGCCTTGCCGTATTGACGTTTTGTA